AATGGGAGTCATATCGTGCAATTCGTCGCAGACTTCTGGATGTTTTGCCAGGTAATAAGCCACATCAGGCCCATTATCCATCTCGAAAACAGCAAGGCCAGCCGCTTGGGGGATGACTGACTCAGATGCAGATTCTACAGTTTCATCCCAATCCTCGTACCTGCCTCGCGCTTCCGACACAGACTTGTTATAGGTATTGAAAATGGACTTCTGAGTAGCTTCCTGCTCCTGCGCTATTTCGGAGGCTTCTTTCCACGCATCCCTTGCATCTGCCCAATCCTCAGCTGTCTTGCCCGCGTTAAGAAAGTCTTGTAGTTTCGGCGGTGCCTGGATCTGCGCTGGAGCGGCTTTTGTGTCCGCTGGGGTAACTCTTTTTCGCGCTTCCTCAAGTTCCGCTTCTAGTTTGTGATTGCGGGCTGTCAGCTTGTCGATTGCACGCTGCGCTCTTGACTTCGACTTGCTCTCCTGCTTCTCTGCGGGTTCCGGCTCCGCAGCCGCTTCTGGTTGAGTTTCCTCAACCTCGGGTGCTTCGGTATCGACCTTTGGGGGATCGACAGGAATCGGGGCTTCACGCCAGTTTTCGCTTACGGCATGTTCCATATCCTCTTTGGAGGATGTGGTGGAAGTCAATGTGATCGCCATAAAATCTCCTTACGAGGCCGAGGCTACTTCTTCCCAAATGAGCGTCATGTCAACCTTCGCAGGGCCGGTGCTGGTGATGGCAGATGATCCAAGTACCAACTGGTTTCCAGGTGCCACCATGATCAGGCCGCCGACATCGAAGAAAGCTGGCGCAGGGTTTGGTCCAGGAGTAGTCACGGTTGTCAGTCCGAAGCTGCAAAGCGGGAATGTGATAATTGAGTTTTGAATCGTATTGCCGGTAAGCACTACGATTAGCGAACCAAAGCCTACAGAACCGGCATTCTGCAAGGTGAGCAGATTTGTGGGGGTTGTCCTTACTACCGTTCCTGTCACGAGTGTGGTTGTGAGGCTGAATCCATAATCCAAAGTCACCGCAGCGGTTCCTGGGGTCTGGACCGATACCGCCGCCGCGAGAATAACCATATCCTTGCCACTGCCGGCGGGATTGAACAGAGAGATAGGTGCAGTTCCACCTGCCGCATAGGGAAAAGTAGCAGCTGTCGCTTGGCTAACCGCTGTCTGAAACAGTGTATAGCAGTTGCCGCGCGTTACCGCTTCCTGATATTTCCCGTGTACATCTGCGACTCCAACTTCGCCAGAATAGAGAGAGCGAACGATAGGTGCTGACCCCGGCCCTGATGTCTGAACGCCGACTTGCCCTTGCGCTAATGCCATGTTATCTCCTTATGAGTTGACGGAAACTTCTTCCCAGATCAGCGAAGCGTCGAATTTAGCTGCTGTGGTGGTGATGGAAACTCCCAAGGTAAGCAGGTTGCCGGGTGCTACCACGACCAATCCTCCCATGTCATAAATAGCGGGCATGGCATTGATTATCGCCGTAGCTGCAAGCAAGCCAAGGCTGATAATCGGAATGGTCACGATGGCATTCTGGATCGTGTTCGCTGTCATTGCGGTGTTGACGAATCCCTTGGTCACCGACCCGGTTGTGAGGCAAGTGTA